ACTTCAGTGTGCACGTTTGACTTCTCCAAGTTCGAACTCTTCATTGGCAAAGGTGACGATAATACAGTCGTCCCTGTACTACCCCGCTTGAAATCGGCGATAAATATGGTCAAGGAGACCGGCGTCACTCAGAAGATCTCCATCCTTCCGTACTTGGATTTCGCAAATCGTATCTTCACGTCAACCGGTCGCTCATTCATGGATCCTGCACGTGCTCTTGCAAAATACACCATGCGCATGAGCAAGCGCGAGAACTCCGTCAACGAGTGCATTGCATTCCAAGATCATATGTTGGTTTGCAACGAACTAGAACATGAAGAACTGACTAACGCATTAGTGGCCAAGCACGGCATCGAGCACGTCCACGCCCACGACATCGTATCGGCCGTCAACGACCTCTCCCGCCCGGCCACGTACTACGCCAATCTCCGCCCTTCAAAGGTCCCCGTGGAATTCATGCCGGCCATCAGGCAGTCCGGGCGGTACGATGTCGTGTTCGAAGACCTACGAGATCGTTGCGCTCCGGCAGCCATCGCATTCATCGCCGACGTCCCAATCGAAGACGTCATGAACTACGTCGCGCAGCTCAGGCTCCGCTACCATGTGCACCCGGACATCCGCGCCGCCGATAGGAATTCTCGCCACACTCACGCTTTTCACATGAGCGCTGACGAGATCCTCCGTGCTGCAACAAAGTTTGGGGTACGGCGTACCGGCTCCGATTTGTCTCTCAAGATCGAAGGCCATCACGTCGTCGTCGTCCGTGGTAAGTTCTCGTGGCACAAGCAACTTGGCAAAGGTATATTCGGTAGTCTCCGTCAACTCACGCTCCTCTCGATCGTCTGCATCATTGCAGCATACGTCTATGAGAATCGTAAGTGGATGATTGCCAAGGTCGTGAAACGCGTCGAGGAGATCATTGCTAGTGTGCAGTTTTACATACTGGTTTACCTACGCCTGTTCGGCCCAGTCGTCAACGTCCTGCTCTGTCTGCCTACGGTCTTCTCGTTGTACATTGGGTTCAGCTTTGAGGCAACCGCATGGCTTTTCTTGGCCACCCAGCTCGCATTCCGCACGCTCGTCCTCCCTTTTCACTTCCGCAGTGTGAAGACGAGCGGTTACAAGCGTGTTGTCAGCGCAAGAGTTGAGCATGCAGCATACGGCACTGCCTCCGGCACTTCATTCAAAATCCATAAGGCATTCATATCTCTGGGTCTTTTCGTAATCTGGTTTTATCTGATGTGGCTGGTCTTCACTGACGTTCAGGAGTTGATCAATCTCACCCATGATGCAACAAAGGTCGCCGACGAATTCATCCTCGCTATCGTCTTCATCAGTTTCACATGTCTTCGTGCCCTAATTCTCCATGAGTACTACACGATGTCTCTTCTGATGTCGTTTCTCGGTGCAGCTTGTTTTCGTCGTAAGATCTACTTCTGGCAACTCTATATTGCAGTTGTCATGGGCATATTCGCAGATTGGCTCCTTGGCCATGATCTTCGTTGGCATGTTCTCTCAATCGTTATCGGTTTGCTTTGTTCTGATTATTACATGCCGCTTGCAGAATTCTTCTGGGTCAACAAGCGTGGTATAGTCAATGCTATCGCATTCCTTTACATTTGGCACAAGTCTCTGTCTGAGGCATTACCATTTGTGCGGGCGTGGGCAGATGATGGCAAAGAGAAGTGGCATGATTGGCTGGCTTCAAACGCAGGCGTCATGGGTGATCAACGGTTCAAGAGTCGATCCCGGCAATGGGCACGCCCCGCATGGACCAGATGGCATTTCTGGTTCAAAGACGAGGATCCCGTGGAACAGTACATGGATTCTTGCGTCCGGACAGTCTTCGAGAAGCGTGGCAAGGCTAATCGAGACTTGATGAAGCTCTGCCATCCGGATCGCGTCCGGAACATCCCGGAGATATGTAAGCAGGCCCTCGGCACGATGATGGGCACCGGCATGCAAAACAGGCCCGTAGAATGCAAGTAGGGGGTTTTCATCACCTCGCAACATGTACGCCGTCATCGCCTACATTCTCTGCTTTCTCGGTTTTTCAAGTTTTTGCCAGTACGATGCTTCGAAACAAACTGGCTCTTTGTCGCCAATTTCTTTTTCTCACTTTTCCTCTCTCCTGGTTCCCCTTCTCTCTCTCGATCCAGAGCTTTCACACACCAAAAAGAAAATCGTCTGCTTTCCCGAGTTCTCCTCTGTTCACGACTGGTTCTATCATATTCCAGTCCGCTCTGTCTCACGCGTTGTTTTGGATAACCCGACACGCTCTGTTTCTTTGGACTTCATCCCGTTTCTTGGTTTCTGGTTTGGATTCATTGTCTTGATTTTCATCTTGGCCGTCTACAGCCGCCCCAGACGCACAGGTGTCCGTGCTTTGAATTCCCTTCCAATCCCCCACGACTGTCGTAGCACCCAGCTTTGCCGTGCATACTGTCAAGCCTTCGTCGCTT